TGATGATACAGAACTTAAATAGTTTGATGGATGAACTGTTTGAAGATTAGCAAAATCATCTTCTAAAGCTTGTTGAAAATCTATTGTGTAATCGGTTTCGAATCCAAGTTCAGGTATTAGTGTTCTTATTGCTCTAACTGTAGTGTCATTGCTTATGATGCTACGATCAGTATCATCGATCGTTGTTACAAAATTAGAATATCTAAATTTGACATTGAAATCATCGATATAAGTGCTATTGAAACTGCGTATTGAATTCAATACAGCATCTTTAATAGATTCTGTATTGAGAGCAGTTAAGTTAATATTATAGCGAACCGTAGTTTCCACATCTAGATACATGAAATCTGGATCAATGAATATTGGGTCTATAGAAAGTGATGCTCTGGGTTTTATAAAGTTATAATATTGTTCTTTTCTAATATCAGGAACGCCATCGACATTCTTCAAGTCTACGGCGATATAAACTTTACCAAACTGAGGAGGATCTAATTCTTCTCCACCAAAAACTGAAACGGCGTTTATCTCTGGAAAATTTATTTTCAATAAGTTTTCATAGTCTTCAGCTGTAACAGCTCGTTCTTGTGAAGTGAAGTATCTAGGAGCATTAAACTTTATAGAGTCTATAGATTCGCTAATAAAACCTTGTGAAGCTGCAGTAATAGTAGAAACTGAGACATTAGAAAACCCTCCTATAGGGCCATCAGATGCAAATTTAAAAGCTCCGTTTGGAAGTTCTCCTTTTGTAATTCTATAGTCACACACTATGATAGCATTGTCTTTTGGTTTTCTTCCTATAACTCCGTCACCAAAAAGTATTTCATACTTTTCATTTTCAGCACCTTGAACAAAATATATTTGAGAATTAGACTGCTTATCAAATAAAGAAGTAGATCTTAAATAAGTTAAAACATCTGAACCATTATTTTCTATAACTGTTACTGTTAAAGAATCAGTATCTATAGTTGGATTGTTTAATACGAATCTTTGTCTGGGATCGGCGTAATTCATCGTAAATGTATCATTTACATATGCACCTTCATAGATAGTGATTTCATCTGTTGTGAAGATGTTATTTGAACCTGAAAAAACTATATTTTGATCAGTAGAAAAAGTAAATGAGTTAGATCCTATTCTTGTTGAAAAAGTAGTTCCTTTTGGCATTGAAATCGTGGGTGTTGATCCATCTGTAACTACAGATATTACAACATTTGCTTTTGCTGATTTAAATGATCTTGGTAAATAGTTTAATTCTTTAGCTCTTGAAATAACACTTTCTCTTAATTGAGCACTATCTAAAAACATTTCATTACCGATCATATTTAAATAAAACGAATTCAAATAAGTGTTGTATGACAGTATGTCTAACAACACACTCATGTTACTACCATCGAAATCGTAATCTTTAAACAGGTCTTGTGATTTTAAATATGTTTTAAATTGATTTTTAAGAGAATCAAAATCTAAATTAACTAAATTTATACTTGTGTTTGAAGCCATTATCTTACTCTAACTAAAGGTATATTTAACGTGACTGGATTAGCTATTGTTGTAATATAGAAAATAATCGTTATCACGTATCCATTCTGATCAGGATATCCGGATACAATTACATCTATAAGATTTGCCCTCGGTTCAAAATTTTGTATAGTATTTTCTATTTGTGATTTGATAGATGCTTGAGTATGAGGAGAAACATCTTCAAATAAGAAATGTCTTAAATTACAGCCTAAACTTGGTTGAAATAATCTTTCATATTTATTTGTAAGTAATAGGTTCTTTATAGATCTAGATACAGCGACTTCGTCTTTAGATAAAACTATTTGCTTAGAATCTGGGTGGGCGTTTAAATTATTTAAAAAATCAGAATAAGCTATTTTATTATTCGGCCGACGGGCAGAAAAACGATCTGCAACTGAAGGTGAAGCCATTTTTTTTCCTAGATAATTTATTTTCTATTTATCCGCCTACGAATACATCACCACTACCGCTTGATGATGCTGGTGCGCAATGGGCACCACCAAGAGGAGGGCATAATGAATCTGGGGCAGCTGAGTTTCCTACAATAACAACCATAATACCATTAATAAAAACTTGTTTGCAAGCTGCTGATAAAGCTCCGGCGCCATGGCTGTTTGGGTCTGCATCTACCGATACTAATTTACTATTTGCATATACAGTTCCTTGGCCAGATACAATTGTTGCTGCGCCGCACGTTCTAGAGTCTCCATTTCGATGAATCGGTATTGCCATTATGGATTCAACTGAATGTCTGGGCCGCCAATCAACGTCATAGTTCCTCCGGATTGAATCTTACACGTCCCTCCAACTTGCATCTCGAAATTCTTATCAACTTCCATCTTAACATTTCCTACTACATGAATATGCACATCTCCTTGTACATGCACTTCATCATTTTGAGCGTGTATTACGTAGTTGTTTCCAGTAACTTTTGTAACCATTCTTCCATCTGAACTTATTTCTATATAAGTTCCGGATTTATGATAAACATGAATTCGTTCAGCACCTTCCGTATCATCTATCTCAATTATATGTCCAGTTCTTGTAGCAAAAACTTTGTTTAATGGATATATGGCGTTATAAGTACTTTTTGGTTCTGGCCCCAGTAAAGTCTTTACTGTTTCCCAGATATTTTCTTCTCTTGCTAATGGATGAACGTCATGAATTTTATCAGGTGTTGGACTATTTGGAGAATCTAATTCTCTATGAGCAGCTATTGTTCCTATGATTATCGGCGATCTTGTACGATCATGATCCGCCCAAAAGCCAAACACCCAGCTACCTACTTCTATTCCAGTTGGTGATAATCCTACGCCATAAAACACACTATCATTTATTGTGCACGTTAAACTGGCGCTTTGAATAGAACTTATAGGTGTTGCCCATGGAAGATCTTCAGTTAAATATTTATCCGTATGATAACCGAATATACGTACTCGCACTCTTCCTAATTTTTCAGGATCTAAGACATCTTCAACATCACCTAACCACCAAATAAATTTATCTTCACCTACAAATCTGTTATTAGATATCGCCATTTTAAACTGCTCCAGATTCTCCGTATGTACTCTTGATCAATTCCATAGAAGTATAGTACTTCATTTTAAGTTGGCTCTTAAGCCACATATGTCTTGTTTTAGCTATTAGATATTCACCTGAAAACACTTTTGAATTTTCAGATACGCTTTTGCCACCTTTTTTTGTAAAGCCGTCAATTTTTGGAAATCTACAATCGATTCTATATCCAGATGTTAATAAAGGATCGCCCCATACGTGTATACGTATTATATTTTGTGTTATAAGTTCAGTGAAAGCTTTATTATATCCATTTTTATCATCGTGATAAGTATCTGGATCTGATGAATTTTTAAGTGTGCTAAAAGTAGAAGCCGGTGTTTTGCCAGATGAAAGTTCTACTGATGGAGTAGTTGGATAAAGCTTTGTTCCCCCAGCTACAGCTAAATTTTCTTTTTCTTGCGCCATATCAAATGTTACTGTTCTTGATCTTCGTGTCATAAGATCTACTGAATTAGTTTCATTCTTTAATCCACCTTTTTGAACAAGATCAGACATAGAATTTTGTGTTACGTGTGTATATGCTAATATATTTCTATAATCTATGTTCATGGCATCACTTGTAGTATCTGAATCAAAGAAAAATAAAGCATCTTTCAGTCTAAATCTTTTATCTGATAAAATATGTTCTAAAGGAAAAAAATTAAAGCCGTCTATATTTTCATAAAAACAATAAGTCGATGATTTATATCTAACAGAAACAGATTTTCTTCTTAAATAGTCTATAGCTTGAAAGACTTTAAGTTGGTTTAAATCCATCGTTTGAATACCGCGAGTTGGGTATATGTTTAAGTTCTTTGATGGTAAAGAAAAAGAAGAAATTGGTTGAATAATATTATTTCTAATTATTGAACTTATGTATGTATGTATACAGTCACCACGATATGGCTGATTTACAAGTACAGCAGATGGTATAACTTCACCAGAACAAAGCATTAAGTCATAGGTAGTTGTTTTTGCATTTTCATTTGCAGAAACATTAGTTATTTCTTTTATATACATTTCAAATGTTCTATCTATTTGGCCTGATTTACCAAATGGTACTTTTACTTTAAAAATAACTTTATGTCTTTCGAGTGCAAGAGTTTCTTTCAATCCAACTGAATCTATCATAGTAATTTTACCAAACATCAAAGGGGAAAAAATAGAATCATAGATGTCTATTGTTGCAGCTAAATCCTTTATATCAAAAGATTTAAAAGGCGCTGCACGATCTATTGTTTCTATTTTGAGAGTATCTAATAATACATCTCCGGATGTATATTGCTGATTAGACATTATTCCCTCATTAACTCGATGAACTTAGATTGTACCAATGAAACATATCTTCTGTCCAATAAATTGATTGTTTTGTTTCTCTGATTTAATTCATTTTCATAATCATATGCTGTCACTGGAGAAAAATAAACTTCTTCTACATCATCAGCATTTTCTGCTATAACAGTTACTGATTGAGAAGTTAAAGGTGATCCATTTGTGCCGGATGTTTCTCCTATGATAGGAATAGGAGTATAAGGATCGATTGAACTATTAGCAACAAATTGTCCTTCTATATGTTGTATAGTAATCGTAGAAGTGTTACTGAAAGTAACAAACCCACTTGCATTATTTTGAGTAACTTTTTCATTCACTGAAAATAATTTTGTTTGGTCTTCTAAACTTATTTCAATAGTTATTATTTTATTTGTACTAAGAATAGTATCATCCTTTATTCTTTCATATCCTATGATCATATTATCATAGTTAATTGAAGGTGTCCAAAATTTTTTGGCTTTGGCCGGCAAAGCATTGAAACCACTTTCTGAAATAATGCTATCATCCAGATAATAATTATTTCTATAAAATTTTATGATTTGTTGAGCATTCCTAATAGATCCGTATTTTTTTTCAAGAAATTTATCAAAATCTTCTTGCGATAAATGAACATCATAATAAGGATCAACTACAGCATTAGACATCCAAATAAGCCATCCATCATCTGGATCATCGTAGTAATCGAAAGCTAAATTTTCATATCTCAATCCACTAGCAGACGATTCTTCTTGAACATACGGGTAAAAGTTTACTCCATAGTTCAAGAATTCATCAGTAATTTTTGCACGAACAAGTAAATTTCTAACGTATGTGTTATTGTAACTTATGATAGGTAAATTAGTAAAGTATTTCATTCGTTAAAGCCCAATTTTTCTTTTACCCAACCGGTTGCAGCCGTACCGGCATCACTTAAGTATTGTGTAGTCTTTGCTATTCCTTTTTCTATCTCCGAAGTGTCTAATCCGCTGCTTCCATAATCGTTTGCAGTAAATATTTCTATTTCTGCAAATGTAAAACTAAGACTTACAAATGTAGGTTGCGGTGGATCTGTTTTAAAGAATGTTAATCCATTTGGGCTGTAATTAACTTGCATTGATCTTATAAGCCCTAACTTATAAACGGGCATTGTTTGTAATCCAGTTAATTTACGTTCACTCGTCATTTCATCCCAAGGGTAAAGAGTAAGCTTTACCATATGCGGATAACCCATAAGATTTTGTGCATGTGTATCGACAGGAGGAAGAGTAAGTTGCTTAAATTTTGTAATAATTTCACGGATTATCATGCTTTCAGCAAAACTTCTTGGAGAAAATAACCATGAAAATTCCATGTCTTGTCTAATTGGAACGCCTTGGAAAAACACTGAAAGGTGAGGATTAGGTATCACACCCAAAGCTTGTCCTGCCATCCCGGCTATGTTTTCAGCACCCGGCACAATTGAAGATAATGAATTCCCTATATTTGTAGCGGCGCTCGATAATCCATAATATGCTAAACCAGCTGAATCTTTAATTAGATCAGCCATGCTTGCCGTTCCAGTACCTTGAATTTCTTGTCCTATAGATTTCAATTGACTGATAACAGCTTCTGCGCCACCTGTTGCAGCTTGACTAAGATCCACTTGAGACATATCTTGTAATTGTGCTGGAAGAGGCAGCTTTATATCGGCAACAGGATCAAAATTTACTTTTGTTAACGGGCCCGGTCTATCATACTTTGCAAATTGTACCTGTAAAAATTCTCCGCCTAAAGTCGGAGGATATGTGGCAGTGAAGATAGATTGTCCTTGCTGTGAATTAAGTACCTTAGGTATAGGATCACTAATCGAACTTTTTGACCTTTGAGCGATTAGGAATGTTGGATCAACACGGCTCGAATTAATTCCTACAAGTGAAGATATACTTTCCGTTGCGTTTGTTAACGCATTAGTAACAGTGCCAACGCTCGATGCTACTACATTTTTAATAGATTCTATTGAAATACCACTTTTAGATAAAGATGAGGTAAGTTTTCCAGAAAATTGGCTTGTTGCGCTTGGAACTAAAGATCCTATAGATCCACTCGATTGAGCAGAAAATTTTAATGGATCAAATGATGACATTTGTTTTTTCCTTTTATAAATAAAAATTATGAATTACAAAGGTTACTTTAAGCCAAAATATCCCAAAAAATATAAGGGTAATCCTACTAATATTATTTATAGGTCTTTATATGAATTAAAATTGATGATGTTTTTGGATAGAAATGAAAATGTTCTTGAATGGGCAAGCGAAGAGTTCTTTGTACCATATAAGTCTCCATTTGATGGGAAAATACATAGATATTTTCCAGATTTTTGGATTAAAAAGAAAAACAAACAGGGACTTATAGAAACTGTAGTTATAGAAGTAAAACCTAAGTCTCAAACAATTCCACCGACACCCCAAAAACAAATTACCAAACAATATTTATACGAAGTTCAAACGTGGGGCGTAAATCAAGCAAAATGGGAAGCGGCCGATAAATATTGTTCTAGTAAAGGATGGAAATTCATGCTAGCAACGGAAAAAGAATTAGGTATTAAAGTATAATGGAAACTACATATCAAAAGATCTTACGAGAAGCTCAAGGAAAGCAATTTAAAAACATACAAGATTCACGAAATTGGTTTCATCAAGTTGCTTTGAATGTATCTAAATCTAGAATTTCTGCTTTAGATGTAATTAAAGAAAAAGCCTCAGTTAAGAATTTAAAAACAGCATCACCAGAATTACTTCTGTATAATTACATACCTAAAACAAAACAAAAACTTCCTTATTATGATATATTTCCAATCGTCTTTCCATTTAAAATAGAAAAAGATGGTTTTTATGGTTATAATTTACACTACCTACCTCCCAATTTAAGAGCTGCTTTAATGGACAGTATTCATGGGGCGGCTAGAATGTCTTATGCGTTAAGTTCTAAATCAAACTTGTTTAGCGTTTGTGTCAAAAAATATTTAAACTCTCAAATACAATCCAAAATAGTAGCTATACCACGAACAGAATGGGACTTAGTTTTGTTTTTGCCTCTTCAAAGATTTCAAAAACAGTCTGAGAATTCAGTATGGAGAGATAGCATTAAAAAGATAAAGAGGAAATAAAGATGCCGGGTCCATCTACTTTCGTCGATTCGATCACTAGCAGAATAAGTAGTGCTATTGGATTGAGTACGGCTATGCCAACGAGAAAATCTTCTGGGTTTAATGTTGAAGAATTCAAAAGTGTAATAGGTTCTAGGGGTATACTTCCTACTAATCTTTTCCTCGTAACAATTCAATCAGCGGGTCTTTCATCTATAGTTAACGATTTAGCATCATCACAGGGATTGGGAGCTAGTGGTTGGGATATGTCTTTCTTTTGCAAGAAAACTGATTTACCAGGTATTAACTTAGCAACAGGAGAGAACATTATACATGGAACTGGACCACTTGAGTACTTCCCATACAATGCAATTTTTACAGATATTGATCTAGAATTTTTAGGAGATGGTAGAGGCCAAATCTTAAGTTTTTTTCATAACTGGATGAATAACATAGTAAATTATAATTCCAGCGGTGGTTATAACACAAGATCTACAGAGTTTTATAAAGTTAAATATAAAGAAACATATGTTTGTAATATTGAGATTATAGTATTTGATCATCAATCAAACCAAATTATAAGATATAAGCTAATAGATGCTTTTCCTGTAAGATTAGGACAGATATCTATGAATTGGGAACAATCTTCGTTTATGAACATAGGTGTTTCATTTAAATATAGTACTTGGACTTCAACTAACCTTTTTACACCAACTAATGATGAGGCGGCTGGTCTTTCTAATGTTCAAAAATTGCTAAAATTAGGAACTGTTGCTCAAACTATTTCCTCTATTAGAAAACCCACTGGAATCGCTGATATGATTAATATTGTAAACAATGCAAATATTGTAAGTTCTGGTTTTTCTGCATTTTAATTATTAGGAGTATAATATGTCTTTACCAAAAATACAAACGCCTTCATTTTCTGTTGTTATTCCTTCTTTACAGAAAGAAGTTAAGTTTAGACCTTTTCTTGTGAAAGAAGAAAAGATTTTGCTTTTAGCTCAAAACAGTGGAGGCAAAGATGAAATCGAAGCTTTGATTCAAATCATTAACAATTGTTGTTTAGAAGATATTGACGTAGAAGGATTGACTACATTTGATGTAGAATACATCTTTTTGAAGTTAAGAGCAAGATCTGTAAATAACATAGTTAAATTAAAGTACAGAGATACCGAGGATGAAAAAGTATATGACTTTGAAGTTAATTTAGATGAAATAGAAATTAAAACATCTGAAACCAACGAAAAGAAAATACAAATCAATGATGATGTTGGATTGATGATGAAACATCCAAATGTTAAAATATCTCAGCAAGTTGCAAATATAGAAAATGAAGTTGAATTGCTCAATAACATATTAGTACATTGTATTGATTATATTTATGATAAAGAGAATGTCTATCCGGCAAAAGAAAGTACTCATGAAGAACTAATAGATTTCTTAGAAAATCTAGATACAAAAACATTTAAAAAGATTGAAGAATTCTTTTTGACGATGCCAAAGCTTTACCATGAACTACACTATAAAAACAGTTTAGATCATGATCGCGTTATTAAATTGGAGTCTATACAAGATTTTTTTACTTAGGGCTGAGTCACACTAATTTAATGAATTACTATAACACTATTTTTTCAATGGCTCAGCACCACAAATATTCGATTGAAGATCTTGAAAATTTAATACCGTTTGAGAGAGACATATATGTTGAAATGCTTTTACAATATTTAAAACAAGAAAGAGAAAGAAGAGAAAAAGCATATAACGGGTAAGAGATGTCAAACGAAGAAGAAAACGAAATGGATTTAAACAATGATGGTAAAACGACTAAATTAGAAATGGATATTTCAACAACTAGATTCAAGAATAGAAGACGAATGGCTTGGCTAGCTATGTGGTCTATGGTCGCAACTACTGTGATCATGATGACTGATTTTATTGATATTGAAAGATTAAAAGCAATAGATAACGTTATTGAAATGTATTACATCGCTATGGCTTCAGTAGTAGGAGCTTACATGGGATTTACTACTTGGGCCAGTAAATCATGATTGATTCTAAAAAAATATCTGAATTACTCAGTAAAAAAAATCAAGATGAAAACCCCGATTTAAATAATAATCTTGAATCTAACGCAGTACCCATTGCAGGAGATAGTCCTCCTCGTTTATCTAACAATCCAAAAGAATCCGACGCAGACGCTAAAAAAGAATCTTCACAAGAAAATAATAAAGAGCAAATTAGTTTTCTTTCTACTATAGTTGATAATTTAGTTGATGTGAACAAAACTATAGAAAGCATCCTAAAATTTAAGAAAGATCAAGCACCAGAAGAAAATGGTGGTATCTTGTCTAAAGTTCTTAAAATGTTGGGGTTAGGGAAATCAAAAAAATCAACTGAAGATGATGATGCAACAAACGAAAAGAAAAGTGATAGTAGCAGTATCTGGTCTAAAGTCCTTAAAACATTAGGGATAGGTCTTTTTTTAATAGCTCCAGCCTTAATTAGATTCATCAAAGAAAAAGCTGATTCCATTAAAAAATTCTTTGAATCAATTTTTGAATTTATGTCAGATGCTTTTAATTTTATCACAGAAGACATACCTGACTTTTTTCTCAATGATATACCAAACTTTTTCGTAGATAAATTTAAAAGTTTACAAGAAAAAGCACAATACTTCATTAATAGCGCTAGCATCATGATAAGTGAAATAAAGAAAAACGCTGGTGAAATAATAGTAGCTTTAGGTGAAAAAATAAAGGATCTACCGTTTGATTTAGCAAAAGAAGTTGGTCAGTCTATAGTTGATTTTGGACAAGAATTGGTAGATGATGCAAATGCATCAATCGATGCAGCAACTCTTGAAAATGATGATATAGAGAAAACCCAACAACTACAAAAAATAGCAGAAGATTATGTTTCTCAATTAAAACAAAATGATAAAAATATTAAAGATGCTAGAGTCGTTATTGATAGAGAAACCGGTGTTTTCAATATAGAATTAAGTTATAATGAAGGTGAAAACAAAGTTCAAAATTTTGATTTTTATGAATCGATGCGTAGAGGAAAAGTTATTCCTCTTTCTGGTGATGGTGAACCAATAAGTGATATAAATGAATTATTAGGAACTGGAAGCAGATCTGCATATGCCGATCGAGCTGCAACTGGTGCTCCACGTGCAGACGCAGTGTCTAACGTAAATTCATTAGTCGGAGCGGCCGCTCAAAGACCTGCAGATAAAGTTGGAGCCGACACATCTACACTCAGTGCATCATTACAAGTAAGTGCGCCCGATGCAGTATCAACATCGTCATCATCTACATCATTTTCTTCTGAGTCAGGTGGTGCTGCAAGTGAAGGAAGTTCTTCTGGTCAAACAATGGGGGGAATGGGAGGAGGATCAACAGCAACACCTGCAGCTGTTCCTGCTTCTCTAGGTGGTCAATCCGAAGCACTAGGTGGTGCTAACCTTGGCCAAACGATTTCCAATGAATCAATGAAAGCAACCGATCCTAGCTTAGATGTCACAAATAAAGTAATAAAAGATTCTTCCACATCTAAAACTAATGTTGTTCCAACTTCTTCTAAACAAAATATAGATAAAAATTGGAGCATTGACGTAGTGCCTGATCCTTCTATAATATTTGGTTCTTTAGCAGAAGATTTATTCTATATAAGAGCATAGTAGAATGCCATTACCCATAATTTTTTTCGCAGGGCAAGCATTATCTTTTTTAGTTAGAAAAGCTGTTGTAACTTTAGGAAAAAAAGTAATACAAAGATCAACAAAAGAAGCTGCTAAAAAAGCGACTGGCATGAGTCTTTCAGGATTATTGAAGAAAGCTTTAAAATCTACTGGAAAAGGTATAGTTAAAGCTGCAGGAAAAGCTGCATTAAAAACTTCAATGGATGAAGAAACATCTAAATCTAAACAATCAATAGATGAAGAATCTTCTCGTTTGAACAAAATGGATGATGAAGATAACGATGCTGAACGAATAAATGAAGCTATTCAAGAAGAAAAAATAATTTCATCAGATGCTGTGCGTGAAGAAAGTCCTGATGCGACTCCACAAAATTATAATCCTGGAGATACACGTGGTTTATCAAACTTAGAACTATTACAGCGTATCGTTGCTGAAACGTCCGTTTTAAAAACAAAAGTAAAATCTATAGAGAATTTTTATTATCAAAGAGAACAAGATATTGAAGCAGAGGCTACAGAAGAAAGTATAGAATCTAAAAAAGATGCAGAAAAAGTAACAGAACCTAAAAAAGGAAAAGTTAATAAAACAGAAGTAGATAACAAAAGAAAATCAGCTATAACAACTATAGCTCAAGGTTTCTTAGGTGTATTGCTAGCATTCGGTCCTATCTTAGTTAGAAAATTCAAAGAAAATCAAGAATTTATAAAAAATATTCCTAATTTATTGAAAGAAAAATTCTTAAATATAGGAAAAGTGCTGGCTGAAGCTACTGATGAATATTTAATAAAACCAATAAAAGAATTATTTTTGGTTGTGATTCCGAGTCTTTGGAATCAACTAATGGAAACAGCAAAGACGTTTATTAGTGATCTAATCGCTGTTCCAATAAGATTATTTAATTCTATAAATGAATATTCAAAAGAATTACAAATAAAAGCATTATCATCTCTGTATAGTGTTGCAGATTCTTTGCCTTTAGGATTAGGAACCGGTGTTAAAAAAGTTATAGCACCTTATATAGACAGTAAAAAGAAAGAGCTAAAAGAGCTTAAACGAAAAAGTAAACCACCACCGGCGCCGCCTCCTCGCCCTCAAGCAGCTGCGACTTCAGTCCCACAGTCAAGAGCACCTGCTTCTACCATTCCTTCAACACCGCCAACAACATCTTCAGTATCTAGTGCTATAGGATCAGCAGAAGCGGGAGGAAGCTATGATATAGCTTTTGGTGATGTCATGGGCCGTGGCGGTAAGATGAGAAATTTGAAAGGTGTTAAAACGGCTGAAGAATTTGCAAATAAAAAATTATCTGAAATGACATTTGAAGAAATTCTTCGTTTTCAAAACGAAAGAGATAATAAAAATAAAGGAACTAGTGCAGTAGGCAAATATCAGTTTATGAAAAGAACTCTTTTCGGTGCTAATATGAAAGGAGGATTAGTCGAACAAGCTGGTTTAACTATGTCTGATAAGTTTAGTCCTGAGAATCAAGAGAAATTACAACAAGTTTTCTTAGGACAGAATGCTGCGATACTAAAGAGATCAGGAGTACCGACAACTCCAGGATATTTGTATATGGCACATTATATAGGCCCATATGGTGCTATAGCTGTGTTTAAAGCAAGTGAAAAAGGAGAAGACATAACAGTTTCACAAGCATTAGTCAATAAAGGTTATGCTGATCCTTCTAAACATAATCCAGAGTTAGCAAAAATAAGAGTAAGCCAACTAGAAGAAATATTATCTGGTAGAATGTCTAAACATGGAGCTACTGAAAATATTGTAGAAGCTGTCCCAGAAAAGAAACAAGATGTACCACAAATAGCTGCATCAGTTAATCCAGAACAACCAGAAGGATTAGCAAGCGCACCAGCTGCTCCTCTTTCAGCATCTGGAAAATCAATAAATTCTGTATTTGATGTTCAATCGGGAGTAGACGTTTCAGGATTGCATCCTTCTTTCGTAAGAGCTGCAGTTGCTATGGGACAAGATTTCTTAGAAAAAACTGGTCAAAAGCTCTTAATTACATCTGGATACAGAGACAATGCTAAACAAAAATCTTTGTGGGATGCTAAAGTAGCTGAATTAGGAGGGAATGAACAAGCTGCTAGAAAATGGGTAGCTGAGCCTATGGCACCTTTAGGTAAAGGTCGAGGCAGCTTCCATATGAAAGGATTAGCTTTAGACATCAATACTAAAGGTGCTAGAGGAATAAATGTCTTAGCTGGATCTAGATCTAAATCAACTGGATGGCTGGAATCATTCGGTTTAACACGACCAGTTCCAGGAGAAGATTGGCACGTACAACCATCAGCAACACCACCAACACCAGATAATCCATTAGCTCCTGGTGCACCTATTCAAGTTGCTGATAAAGATGCTAATGCAATTAACTTAGCTACTGGTGAAAAGAAATCTAAACCAGCTGCAACACAAGTTGCAAGCACATCAGCAACTGGTGAAAGCATTGGTAAAACTTCAATGGAAGCAAAGATAGAGCCATCAATGAAAATAGCAAGTAAATCACCTGCTGTAGTGCCAGTTGTAGTACCAGGATCTAAATCTTCTGCCGCTTCGGCACAAACAAAAGTTAATACCGAAGCGGTTTTAGGAGAATATAGACTTATGCTAGGGACAGCTTAATCTTCTTCAGCCAACTTCTTAAAGAAGTCTAGACCCTCTTCATCGTCTTCGCTAAACACTTCCTCTGCAGGTTTTGTCTGCTTCGACTTGAATACTGGTGCTTCCATCTGAAGATCAGCCGTTTCTGCTG